GCGACACGATGACCGGCACGCTGACGATTGAGGTGCCGGGTGGATACAGCGGTGTAGTTCTCAGTGCGAGCGGTTACACCCCGCGAATCCAAACGGATGGCGCTGGAAAGTTCGTCGGTGTCGTGAACGGCGAGAACACTGCCGTGAACATGTGGGTGTATGACGGTGGCCAGGTCGCGACCCGTAGCAATTTGACCGTAGGCGGGACGACGGTGGGCGGTGGCAACAACGCCACGTTCGCAACTGACGGCAACGTGTATGGACCCGTATGGAGCGGATGGTTGAGCACATATCTATCCAACACCTACGTGTCGCGCGGTACGCCTAACATGTCGGGCCGACTGATTATCTCGCGCGACGGCTGGCAGGCAGACATCCAGCTTCAGAACCTGTATTCGCAGGACTCGAACGTCTACTTGCGTGCACGCATCGGTGGCGGCCTGGACATCATCAACAGCGCTTACAACGCTATTCCGTGGCAGGTATCGGACGGCGGCGAGACGTGGCAAAACTACACCGCTCACGTGGGGGAAGCGTCAGTCCTTACCGACGGCAACGTATGGGGCGCCGTGTGGGGAAACGATTACTTGTCGAATTGGATGGGGCGACAACTCGGCACCAAGGCGAACGCTGGCGCTCGCGTCCAGTGGGATTCGGGCGTCAACAACTTCGGCGCTATCTCGACCGTCAACGGGCCGTTGCCAGCGCCGTGGGTCGTTTGTGGTCTGGCTGGACCGGGTAATGGTACGGCCAATGCAATCACCGTCTACGGTATCGTGCTGAGGAACCAATAATGGGAGAAACGAACATCATTGATGTCGAGCAAGCGGCGTTCATTCTGGCAAAGAAATATCCGCAGCTCGTTCGCGGGCGGGACTATTGGGTGGCACATCCGGTCGACGAGCAGACACTCAAGCAAACGAAGACGGCATGGGTGCCGATTTGGGAATCCAAAGACATCGATTGCCCGACTCCGGAGGACTTGTTGGACTGGTGGCCTGAATACAGCGCGGAGTATGCGGTGATCGATGCGACCGAGAGTGTCCGGAAGAAGCGTGATGACTTGCTTATTCAAGCTGACCGGCTTGTCGAGATTGCGACGGATGCGGGGAACGCGGATCTCGAACTCGCCCTGCGAAAGTACAGAAATGCGCTGCGCGGTATCCCGGATCAAAAGGGCTTCCCGCTGGACGTGAAATGGCCGGAGATGCCGAACGCGTAATTTCACGTGTGCATCACACGGTGTTCGACGAGCATCTGCGGCAAAAGACAAGGCGACCGGCGTGTGTGTTGGAGCACCCACGTCGGACACCGCTCACTGAACGGAACAGTGAGAAGCCAAGGCCCTGCCACCTCCCGGGAGGCGGGCGAATTCTATCAAATTCGCGAAGGTAATGGCACAACCAATCATTCCGTGGCTTGGTGGCAAGCGCCGTCTTGCCGACCAACTTATCCCGTTGTTTCCGCAGCACGAATGCTATGTCGAGGTGTTTTGCGGCGGAGCTGCGCTGTACTTCTTGCGGCCGATGCCGGCTCCCGTCGAGGTATTGAATGACATCAATGGTGAATTGGTGAACTTGTACCGCGTCGTGCAGCACCATCTCGAAGAATTCGTGAGGCAGTTCAAGTATGCGATTTCGAGTCGGGAGGTCTTCAAATGGCATCAGCTCGCGGCCCCCGAAACGCTCACGGACATTCAACGCGCAGCCCGTTTCTACTATCTGCAACAGCACGCGTTTGGAGGCAAGATCGACGGTCAGACGTTCGGCACCGCTACGACCGCGCCTTCGGTGAACCTGTTGCGAATTGAGGAAAGCCTATCAGCCGCGCATCTTCGTCTGGCAGGCGCGTATGTCGAGAATCTGCGTTGGTATGAATGCATGGCGCGATACGACCGACCGCACACGTTTTTCTATTGCGATCCACCGTACTGGCAGACCGAGGGCTATGGAGTTCCGTTTCCGTTCGAAGAATATGAGCGGATGGCGGCTATGATGCGCGACAGCAAGGGGAAGGTAATGGTCAGCATCAACGATCACCCCGACATCCGGCGAGTGTTTGACGGCTTCGCGATGCTCGGCTTGTCGATCAAGTACAGCGTGAGCAATGTAACCGGCGGCCCGTCAGCGAGCCGCGAATTGGTGATCACGAACTGGGAGCTAGGTACGGAAACCGGTGGCTTGTTCTGACCGCCGGCGGCACTTACGACGTTTGAGCCTTCTCGAATATGAGAATTTGCGAGCGGCCAAACATGAGCTTGTAACCAGTCAATAGCCCGTGCAATGAATCGACCCCGGGATACGTTCCCGGGGGTGTTTCCTTGGCGATTTTCCGCGTCCAGAGGTACAAGAATGGCTTCATCGCGAGATAAAGCGGTATAAGAGCCTTTCGCTTTGCTCGATCGATGCGAACCTCGGTGAGCTTGCAGCCCATTGAGCCAATCAGGTAGATCAGATGAAGCGGCGTGTATGGACTGATGTGGCCACGATCGATCAACGCACCGTTGGTTTGCCGCATTCCGCGTGCGTCGAACTGAAAGAAGGTGCCAGTAAAGAAAAACTGGAGCCGCGAATGAAGGTTCGCGATGTTGGGGGTCGAGATGATGATTCGGCCGTGCGGCGCGGTTACCCGAACTAGTTCCTGTATTAGACCCATTGGGTTAACCAGGTGCTCGATGCCTTCCAAGCACGTCACGACGTCGAATTCACCGTTGGACCACGGCAGCGGAAATTCCATGTTCGCGTGGACGAATCCCGCCTTTCCGTGGATGTCCGCTTTCACCACCTTATGTCCCAATTGTTCGAGGGAACGCGCGAAGACGCCCGAGCCCGCTGGAATGTCCAGAATCTTCACGTGCGGTGGCGAGTTCTCGCCCAAGTATGCAAGTACCTGGTTCATGTAGCCCGTCTTGCCACCCTGATAGTAGCTGTAGTCTCGTTCTTTCATTGGTTCTTCGGATCGGCACGATCTGGAACGTGAACGAGAAATTCTAGAGCACGGATTGTATTGTCAGATGATTGACTTCGACTCGATGAGCGATTTCTACAACAGATCATCGGAACGGAGAGCGGTTATATCGTCGAGGGCTGCAATTTTGACGGACGTGTGTCGTGTCAATTCGGCCACGAAACGGAGAAAGCGGCGTTGCGCTACGTGTCAAATTGGTCGCTAAACGGTGTCAAATTGGTCGCGACGTTACACCTGCGCGTGTGCGATGCCGGTCCATTTGCCGAACACCGAACATCAGCTCGACGATACAGTCGTCAAGCGGTAGCACGAGTGAAAAGCCCCGCGCGGGGCGGGGCTTGGTTTAGTGGGGCGACAGCCTCTATATCCGAGATGTCGGCGAGTAAGTGTGGGGAGGTGCTCGATTTGACACGGGGAGAACCAGTGCCCCGAATCAGCCCAAACGCCCGTCATACAAGGCGCTGGGCGATTTCGGCGGACGCGGCGACGCGCGAAGGGTTCTGCCAGAAATGACCGCGAAATGCGCGGATTTCGCAAAGATTTTGACACCGGAGTAGGCGGGGAATGGAAGTTATCCACACCCCTACATCTGACGGCCAGCCCAGACCACTCGGCCGATGATCTCGAAGTCCGATGGCGGCTGCGCCATATTGACCTCGAATGGCTCGTATGCGGTGTTCGCGCTGCTTACCTTGAGAATGCCTCCCGGCAGTCGTTGCAGCGTTTTGACGATCACGTCTCCATCAATCCGCAGCACGTAAAGCCCGGCGGAACCCGTCGTCTGGCTGCGATCGATAAGGATCACGTCCCTATCGTTCAATATCCCCTGAAGCGAATCCCCTTTTACCGATAGCACGGACAGGTCCGTCGGACACGCGTGCAAATAGTTTTCGATCCAGTACCGACGAAACGCCATCGAGTGCTTGGGTGCTTCGTCGGTGACCGCTTGGCCGTGTCCGGCTGCTGCTTTGACGTTGTACCGGGGAATAAAGACAAATTCGGAGACGTCCACCGGGTTTCCGAGCGTGTCTTGAACCTCGACCGCTTGAGCGGCTGCGCCGGGGAGCATGCTCGCATTACTGCCGCTCGCAGGCGGAGCAGTATCCCCGAACGCCACCCAGTCCAATCCCGCGCCTGCTGCTCGCGCGAGATTTGCGATGACTTCGAACGGGGGCTTGCTCTCCCCCTTAATGTACCGACGCAACATCACCGCCGAAACGCCGGCAACCGCCGCCGCAGCTTCCCGGTCGCCGATCCTGCGGCAAAGCTCATCGATCCGGTTTTCGATTCCGGGAGCAAGAAACGAAACCGACACATCTGTTCGGTCATCGGCTTTCGATTCCGTCATAGGTCATTGATCCGAAAAGTAAATTTCGGTCGCCGCGAAAATTTGTGTCGCCCAGCAACCGAAAAAGAAACGAAACTTTCGACACGCTGCAAATTTTCGATTGCACAGTCGAAACAATCTGATTAATATGTGCTCACATGTTTAGCGAAGGCGATGAGCACATGAGCACATCTGATACCTCAAAAAAAGCCGCCGAAGATTGGGACAAGGCGGACATCAAGCATGCCCTCGAAAAAAAGGGCTGGAACATTAGGCGACTGGCGAACGCATGCGGCTACAGCAACTCGAGTGCGCTTCGTAAGGCGTTCGACAGTTCATATCCGAAGGCCGAACGCATCATCGCGAACGCAATCGGAGTCGAGCCCGAAACTATCTGGCCGAGCCGATACGAGAAACGCAATTTTACGCCCGTTTTGTCACCGTCATCTCCTGTTTGTGTGCCACGAAATGTGCGGTCCCCCGCTGTGGCGATGGATTGAATCGTATCCGCCCCGAATCTGGCGCGCTACCGGCGCAATTCTCGATCTAGAGATCATGACGATGAGAAAACGGACCTGGAAATCCCTGCACGCGACGAGCCTGAGCGAGGCATTCGAGCTGTGCGTTGAACATGCCGACGAACAGCACCGCCCGGCGAAGGTGCTGGCCGATCTGATGGGCGTCGAAGTGAAAACGCTGTATCGCTGGCTCGCCGATACATCGATGCCGCTGAACCGCGTGCGTCAATTCGAAGAATTCTGCGGCGCGCGCTTCGTCAGTGAATACCTCTGCATCGCGGACGGCCGTCGCGTCGTTATCGAAATCCCGACCGGCCGCCGCCCCCGCGTCACTGATCTGGCGTCACTGCAATCGGCGTTCGCCGACGCGGCTGCCGTGCTGTGCCGCTATTACGAATCCGGCCATGAACAGGCGGAAGCGGTCACGGCGCTCACTCATGCGATTACGCAAGCCGGCTATCACCGCGAGAACGTCACGAAGGATCGTGCTCCTGAACTGCGGTTCGACGCAGCGGAGGCCGAGTGATGCAGATCGTCGTCAAATCGCACTACACCGCCCCGGAACTCGCGATGCTCGGTCTGCCGGGGGTGCCGACCACCGAACAAGGCGTGCGCTACAGCGCAACCAGAGAGCAGTGGTCGGCACGCCGACGCGTCAAAGGCAAGGGTCTCGAATACGCATTCGACAGCCTTCCGACCGATGCGCAGGCTGAGATTCGCCGCCGCGCGTCGGTCGCGCTCGTCGCTTCCATTCCAGCACCGTCGCCCAAGGCCGTCGTTCGTCGCGAACAGCAGTTGCAGCTCGTCGAAACCGACACGCAGCGCCTGCGTGCCGACGCGCGCAAGGGCATCCTGTCGATGCTCGACCGCATCATGACGCAGTGTCGCGTCTCGCGTGAAGCGGCGATGCACACGCTGCTGACGCAGGCGCGCCTCGGCTCGCTCGACGATCACATGACGGCCATGCTGCGCGCGGCGAAAGACCCGCGCGGCCGCAAGGGTGATGAGTTCCCGACAATCCGCTCGCTGAAGCGCTACCTCGGCCTCGCGAAAAAAGGTTCGCTCGCGCCGAAGGTGCCGAAATCGAGCTTCGTTGTGCCGGAATGGGCCGCGCTGTTCCTCGAACAATATCAGCAGCCGCAGAAGCCGTCGGTCGGCCACGCCTATCGCGAATTCACGATGGCATGTGCCGTGCAGCGTGTCGCCTACGACGTGCCGAGCATCCACCAGGTACGCCGGTTCCTCGACAAGCTCGGCACCGTGACACTGCATACCGGTCGCATGGGATCGCGCGAGCTGAAGACCATGCTGCCGTTTATCCGGCGCACGTTCGACAAGCTGTTGCCGAACGACATCTGGTCGGCCGACGGTCATACGTTCGATGCCGAGGTCCAGCACCCGCTGCACGGCCGTCCGTTCCGCCCGGAGATCACGTCGATCATCGACGTCGCCACGCGACGCGCGGTCGGCATCTCGCTCGATCTGGCCGAGTCGTCGTTTGCGGTGCTCGACGCGCTGAGTACCGGCGTGCTCAAGAACGGCGTGCCGTGCATGTTCTACGTCGACAACGGGTCGGGCTACAAGAACGCACTGCTGAAGGACGAAGGCGTCGGCGTTCAAGGTCGCCTGGGATTCGTCGTCACGCATTCGATTCCGTACAACTCGCAGGCCCGTGGCGTCATCGAGCGGCTTCACCAGACGCTGTGGGTTGCCGCTGCGAAGAAGCTGCCGTCATACATGGGCGCGGACATGGACCGCCAGGCCAAGCACGTGATGTTCAAGATCACGCGCGACGCCCTCAAGCACGGTGGCGCGATGCCCTTGATGGGGTGGGACGCGTTCATCCAGTTTTGTCAGGAACAGGTCGATGCATACAACGACCGTCCCCATAGCACGCTACCTGCTATTCGCGACCCGGACACCGGCAAGCGTCGCCACATGTCGCCGAATGAAGCATGGGCGACGCACGTCGCGAACGGCTGGCAGGCCGACACGCTCGACGAGTACGAAGCACGCATGGTGTTCAGGCCGCGCATCAAGCGCACGGTCGCACGGGGCGAGGTCCGGTTCCTGAACCACCACTATTCGAACCCGGTGGAGCTGCTCGAATTCCACGATGAAGAAGTCCAGGTCGCCTACGACATTAACGACGCGCGATACGTGTGGATTTACGCACTCGACGGCCGCTACATCTGCCGCGCCGAAGCTGCAGCAAACGAACGCGATTACATGCCGCAATCTGCCGTCGAACAGGCACGCGAGAAACGTGCGGACGCACGTGTGAATCGCAAGCTGGCACAGATCGACGAGATCGAGGCGGAGCGTCGGGGCCAACCGGCGCTGACGCTCGAAACGCCCGAGGTCATCACGATTCCGGGCTTCGGCGACATCACGCGCGATGCGCTGAATCGCCGTTTCGCCGACGTCGAACCGGTTATCGAAACCGAACCGGCCGCATTCACGGTCATTGAGCCGGCACCGGAACCGGAGGTCGCCGCCGAAACCGCCACCGTGTTTCAGCTTCCGGAAACGCCCAAGTTGCGATTCGCTCGGTGGCAAGCCCTGCACCACCACATCGAAACAGGAGGCCTTCCCGATCAGGACGAATTGCAGTGGTACGGCAAATACGCGTTGAGCAAAGAATTCGCGGCGCAAAAGCGCCGCGCGGAACAGGCTGAAGAGTTACAGCTCGCCAGCCATCAGTAAGACCAACCGGAGCAATCATGACACAACTCGAATCGACGCTCAAACCGATTGTAGGTGGCGTCGCCCAAATCACCAACCTGAACCTGTGCGACATCGCGATCGAACGCGCTGTCTCGCGCAGCGCGAATCTGCCCGGTCTCGTGTGCTTCTACGGCCCGTCCGGCTACGGCAAGAGCATGGCCGCGACCTACGTGGCGAACGTTCGCCGCGCGCGATACGTGCAGGCCAAGTCGGTCTGGACGAAGAAGCACTTCCTGAAGGCGGTCCTGTTCGAGATGGGTATCAAACCGGTCGGCACGATCCCCGAGATGACCGATCAGGTCGCCGAGGAACTGGCCGCCTCCGGCCGGCCGTTAATCATCGACGAGATGGACCACTTGGTCGACCGCAACGCTGTCGAGCTAGTGCGCGATCTGTACGAGTCGAGCCAGGCCCCGATCCTGATGATCGGCGAGGAAGCGCTGCCGGCCAAACTCAAGAAGTGGGAGCGCATGCACGGTCGTGTACTGGCGTGGGTGCCGGCACAACCCGTCACGATCGACGACGTCCGCCAACTCGCAACGCTGTACTGCCGCCACATCACGGTCGCGGACGATCTGCTCGCGCGTCTCGTCGAACTGGCGCACGGATCAGTGCGGCGCGTATGCGTGAACTTGGAACGCATCCAGGAAGAAGCGCTGATGGCCGGCAAGGATGCGATCGACCTCGCGCAGTGGGGCAAGCGTGAACTGTACACCGGCGAAGCGCCGAAGCGGAGGGTTTGAGCATGAAGTACGCATCGACTCAGGTATGTCCCCGCAGCATCCGCCTCGAATCCGAATTGATCGATCCCTGCCACTTCATCTTGGACGACAAGGATTCCGTGATGGGAAAAGGCCGCGTAATTGCGGACGTCGGCTACGACACTCCGGTGGCTCAAATTCAGCTCATCGCTACTGCCGATGACGGGTCGGAGCGCCGCATCGATGCCAGCTTGTTCCTCAGCCTCGACCAGTTGCGCGGCCTGATTGAGATGTTGCAAGCAGCGCTGCCAACGCTCCATGCGATCGAGTTCGATCTGGAGAACGCATGATGGCCCGCAAACCCGCACACCTCGAAATGACGGGCGGTAAGGGGCCGCGACAACGCGTATGGGAAGCGATTCGCAGACAGCGCGACGACTTCACCCCGCACAGCATCGTCCGTGCGGCTGACATCGACAAGGCAACCGTCCAGACGTATTTGCAGGCGCTGGAACGCGGTGAGTACGTCGAGCAGATCGGCGAACGCAAGGTGATCAACGAGCGGAAGCACTATCGCCTCGTCCGCGACGTAGGCGTCGAAGCGCCGCGACTCGACCGCAAGGGTCTGCCCGTCATGCAGTCGCGTGGCAACGAGCATATGTGGAAAACGATGCGCATCATGGGCGACTTCACGCCGCGCGAGCTGGCTATGCGTGCGTCGACGCCCGAGGTCACGATTACCGACTCGACGGCGCAGTCGTATGTCAAATATCTGTCGCATGCCGGTTATCTGATGCTCGTCGACGCGGGGCACTCATACATCCGTGGCAAGGGCGCGAAACAGGCGCGCTATCGCCTGATCGCGTCGAAATATACCGGCCCACGCCCGCCAATGATCCAGCGCACGAAATCGGTATACGACCCGAACCTTGGGAAGGTCGTATGGCAAGAGGAGCCGGACCATGACGCATGCTGATCCGGATTGGCTCGCCATGCTTCGCGAGGCCGTCGCCGCGACGTCGCAAACCGACGTGGCCAAGCTGCTCGACGTCTCACGAACAACCGTTTCGCTTGTCCTGTCGGGCAAATACTCCGGCAAAACCGATCGCGTCGCAGCCCGCGTCTTGAAGACGTTCGGACAGGTGCAGTGCACGCATACCGGGCAGCCGATCTCGCTGACGGTATGCGTGTCCTTCGCCAATCGCCGCGCCCCGATCAATAACCCGATGGAACTGAGCCACTGGCGCACTTGCCGCAACTGCCCGCTGCGCCCCGTTAAAGGAGAGTCCAAGTGATGACGAATTGCAACGCACTCAACCCGGCCGTGCCGCCGATCAATCAGCTCATGCAGCTCACAGCGCTGCGCCTTGCAGCGACGATCGAGACGCTCACCACGCAGGGCTTCACGGTCATCGGCATCGAATTTTCGAACGGATCGAAGCCGACGATACAGGTGCAGAACTGCGCCATCTGCGCCGACATGGTCGAAAAAGGCGAAGCCACGTACTACCGCACGGGCGGCTCCGGTATCTCGCGTTACCGCACCGGCCAGTTCAAGGTTGGCGACATTCGCGTCCTGTGGACCGAGCGAGGCCACTGATATGCGCTTTCACATCATCGCCCAAGCTCAAACGGGAGAGCGCTTTCGACGGATCGAGGTCGACGGTGAACGCGTCGACTTCCCTCAATACAGAACTGAGTCGTTCGCCGCTCACGCAAATCCGCTCGCCGGGACCAAGGGCGAACCGGCGTACGTGGTGTCGCACGTCGGCACGGGCATGCGGCTGTCGGGCGGCAAGACACAAGCCTCCGCGATCTCGACTGCTCGGCAGCTCATCGCCGAGAAGTCGACCGAAGAATTCTGGCGCGCGATTGCAGCCGCTCGCCAGTACATCAAAGCAACCCAAACCCTCGCTTGAAAGGAATCACCATGGCAACCGTAAAACAGATTCTCCAAGCCATCATCGACCACCCGGGTTCGTCCGGCGCGCAACTCGGCGAAATGCTCGACATCGACAGCAAGGAAATCCAGCCGCGCATCGACCCGTATATCCGACAAGGCCGCGTTATTCGCGACAAAAAGGTCATGGACGGCTCGTCGCCGATCAACCTGTACTTCCCGACCGACGACCTGATTCGCGAATTCGACGGGACGAAACAAACCGTGACAAAAGCTGCGCGAAATTCGCACGCATTCACGCCCGCCGATGTTGCCCCCGGCGAATTCGTGTGCGGCTTCTCGACCGCCGGTCGCCTGACAGTCACCAAGGGTCGCAAAACGATCGAGCTTACGCGCGAGGAGACAGCTCGCCTGCTCAAGTTCGTCGACTGCATCAACATCGAGGCGATTGCGGGAGCACAAGCATGACGATGGAAGCCATTGTGATGATCGGCCCGACGATCACGAACCCGGAAAAACTCGACACGGTCGCGGATTTGCGCCGAGAGCTGCACCGCGTCAATCAAGAACTGTTCGATCAGAGCGCGCGGCTGGCAAAGCTGAACGCGACGGGCGTCCAGATGGCGGGATTCATCGAAGGCGTTCTGAAGGAGCACGTTCGCGCTGATGCTGATGCGGTCGCTGCACGCTGCGCCGCCTATCTCGACGCGCGCCCGCGCTTGCGTGAAAAACTCGAAGAGTCGGTCGAAAGTGACGCGATTCGCACGACGCACTGAACCTTTTTTCATTCCAGGAAGAAACATGACGAACACACAAATCCCTGCTGGTTACGTGCAGGACGCACGCGGTCGACTCGTTCCGGCATCGCTTGTCGCACCGATCGATCAGCTTCGCGATCAGACGATCACATCGCTTGTTGCTGAGGCGAAGCGTCTCCAATCGGAAATGTCTGAGTTCAAGGCACGTGCATTCGGCGACATCGCGGCATTCGTCGAGACGAGCCACGAACAATACGGCGTCAAGGTCGGCGGTGCCAAGGGCAACATTTCGCTGATCACGTTCGACGGCCGCTACAAGGTCGTCCGCAAGATCGCCGACCACATTCAGTTCGATGAACGCCTTCAAGCAGCGAAGGAACTGATCGACGAGTGTCTGCGCGAGTGGACCGAAGGTAGCAACGACAAGATCAAGGTGCTGATCAACGAAGCCTTCCAGGTCGACAAGGAAGGCAATGTGAACACGGGACGCATCCTCGCGTTGCGCCGCCTCGCGATCGACGATCCGAAGTGGACCAAAGCTATGCGCGCGATCGTAGACAGTATCCGTGTCACCGGCAGCAAGCCGTATATCCGACTGTACGAGCGTGTTGAAGACACGGAAGAGTATCGCGCGATCAGCCTCGATCTCGCAGCGATTTGAGAGGTCCATAGCCATGTCCACCGAAGACAGCACCTCCTTGAGCATCTCTGCCACGAGCCTGCGGCGCGATCTACATTTCGTCTCGTCGTCGTATCAACCGATCATCACGATCGCCGACGATGGCCGCGTAACGATTGCCGACCATCTGACCGTCGACGAAGCGGCCCGTGAATTTTGGAACGCAGTGCTGCGCCTCAATCCGTTGCTACTACGTCCCGCGCCCGCAGCGCCGGTCGAGGAAATGATTCGGTTCTGTCCCGAATGCGGCCACCTCGGTGAAATTCCGGCCGGATACGAAGCTTGCTGTCCGGACTGGTCACATGCACGCGTGGTGCCGAAATGCTTCGCCGATCAGTGCGCTGAGACCTTCAGGTTGTGCGTTGGTCAGCCCTACGCGACGACGTCCGCACGCTCGCTCGAAGATGTTCGCGCCGACGAAGCGGAACACTTGCGTTTCCGGTACTGGCAAAACTGGTTCGTGAATCACGTCGGTCGTCCGATGGAGCCTATAGACGCGTGGCAGGTGCGTGCAATGTTTTCCGCCGATGTGCAGGCTGACCCAAGATCGGCATAGGGAGGAACCATGTCAAAACTCTCGCGAAAAGACATCGAGAAGATCGACATGGAGCTGTCGTTCCCATATGGCTGTGTCGTGCTCCGTTGCGACGGCTACACGGTGACGATCGAAGTGCAGCGGACGAAACCACGTCGATACGATTTGATGGTCTTTGTGAACGGCCGGTTTCGAGGAAGCTATCTGAAAGAGGACGCGCCTGAGCATCGCTTCTATCGGCCGGTGAAGATCAGCGCCTACAAGCCGTCCGAACGCGCACACATCGAGAAGCAATTCGGGAAGCGTAACGCACGGAAGTACTTCCCCAATTTGGACAAAACCTCAACGATTTTCGCGATGACGTGGATTTCCACAGGGGCCATGCTTCGCCATTTTGCGCGCGTCTGTGAATCGGTCACATTGGTTTCGGTTGGCGTGGTGGTCAACACGTCGGTCGACACCGCTGAATCGGAGGCGGCGCATGTCTGACTTCGTCGTCATCCTGGCTGGGATAGTGTTCCTGGTGTGTCTCTGCCGCAAGGAACTGCGGCGCTGGTGGAGGTCGTGATGCTGATCGCAAAAACAACGGTAGCAAAAATCCACGTCGCAAAACAGCAGCTCGCGATGACCGACGACGAATACCGCACGGTGCTTCGGAGTGTCGCCGGCGTCGATTCGTCGAAAGACCTGACGCCGGAAGGCGCGCACAAGCTGCTGAAGCACTTCGAACGCTGCGGGTTCCAGCCAAGGCGGGATGCCGGTCGGCGGCCGAATGTGGCGTGGCCGCGTGATGCTCAAATTCGCAAGATCGAAGCGCTGCTCGCCGAGGCGGGCCGTTCTTGGGATTACATCGGCGGTATGGTGAAGCGAATCTGCAAGGTCGATGCAATCGAGTTCTGCGATGACGTGATGCTCGGCAAGCTCATCGCGGCGCTGCAATACGATGCGAAGCGGAGGTCGGCATGAAGTTCGACGGTGTTGAACACCTGTTGCCAGACGTCGTGAAAACGATCGTCAAGCTGATTGGCTTGCCGACAACGGTGCGCCTGGTCGAACAGCTCGGCGGCACGACGTTCCCGGTTGCGATGCGCCGCTCGCGCCTGGGCGAAATCCGCTACGAGGCACTGGCGGAGATCCTTGGCCCGGACGCGGCCGACCAGCTCACCGCGCACTTCGGAGGCGACGTGCTGTACATACCGCGTTGTGTGAAGGCCATGCGTGAACTGATGTACCGCAGCATTCGCGCCGAGTTCGACGTGCTGACCCGCGACCACGCTGCGAATCACGCCGTCGCGCAGCTCGCACTTCGCTATCAGATGGCCGATCGACATGTTTGGCGCATCCTGAAGCGCGCCGACGCATCCGAACGCACCGTTCCCCAAGCGGAGCTGTTCTAGCGTTAGAATCGCGCCATGATTAAACGAAGCCCCGCCACGTGCGGGGCTTTTTGTTTGCACTGACACCGATCCACTAAGGTGTCGGCAACACGCAGCCTACAGTCGTGCCATTCAATCGGAGATGGCAATGAAGCAACAACGACTGTCCCCCGCAGGCTGCAATCTAATCGAGGATTTCGAGAGCGATCGACTCGTTGCGTACCCCGACCCCGCGACGGGTGGCGCGCCCTGGACGATTGGGCGCGGCCACACCGGACCAGACGTCTACAAGGGGCTGACGATCACGCAAGCCGTGTCCGACATGCTCTTCGCACAGGACATCCGCACACGCGGCGAGGACATCATCAATGGCCTCGATCTCGAATTGACGCAAAACCAGTTTGATGCACTGGTGTCGTTCGTGTTCAACATCGGCCCGGGCAAACCGGGAGTCAAGGACGGTCTCGTGTACCTCCGTTCCGGCGGCCCATCGACGCTGCTGCGCTTGCTGCGTGCGAAGAATTTCGCGGGAGCGGCCGATCAATTCCCGCTGTGGAATAAGGCGAACGGCAAGCCGATGGCCGGTCTGACACGTCGTCGGCTCGCCGAGCGCGCACTGTTCGTGAAGGCGGCGTGACGCGCCATGCATATCTCCGACCTCATCACGGGACACGACGGCAAGCTTTCGCACGCGAAGCTCTGGCCGAACGTCGCGGCGGCTGTCGCGACCGGCATGTTCATCTATCAGGGCTACCGGAATCAGCTCACGTTCGATACGTGGCTGATCTACCTCGGCTGCGTCGGCGGCTACTCGGCCGTCATCCAAGCGCTTGCTGCATGGCGCGGCCGTCCCTCCAAGGAGGCCGCAATTGACGGAAGCAATCAGTAAATGCGCAAGGGTGCTGGCCGGCATCGTCATCGCAGCGCTGGTCGCGCTTGCATTCGCGAAAACGTACCAGCACGGCTATAGCGTTGCGGCCGCACGTGGCGACAAGGAACTGGCCGATTACCGCGCCTCCGTCGAGCACGCGTCGGCTTCGGCGGCGAGCGATGCCTTCGGCCGGTACGCGGCCGACGTAGCACGCGCATCGGCCGCGGAATCTGGCTATCTCGCCGTCCAATCCGCGGCCACACAAACCAAAGCTGCACTGAAGGAGCGAATTGACCATGTCACGCAACCTCGCCGTAGCCCGCCGGTTCCCGGCCCGAGAAATGATGCGCCTGTCGTTGGTTGTGTGTTCAGCCGTGGCTTTGTCCGCGTGTGGAACGACGCAGCAGGCATCGTCGACGCTGGTGATTCCCCCGTGCCGGCAAGCGCCGATCCCGCCGCTGCTGTTGTCGGCCCCGACGCCGATGCCGCCGCTGACTCCGGGGTATCACAAGCCGACGTCCTCGCCTGGTTCATCGACTACGCCGCGCGCACTCGAAACACCGAATCGAAACTGAAGGCGGTGAAGGCCGCACTTCCGGAACAAGAGGACCAGCAATAGATGGATGACTTTGATCACGCGAGCGACATCGAAGAACAGTATCGCGCGCTCGCGATCGCAGCGGCAACGCGACACGTCCGCAGCACCGTCGAATCGGAAGTGTTCTGCCAGAACGAGGCATGCGGCGAACTCATTCCAGAGGAACGTCGACGCGCGATACCGGGCTGCCGATTCTGCATTGAATGCCAGGAACGTCGTGAGCGGGTTATCAACCGGAGGCATGCGTGCAAGTGACATTCGATCCGGCCGCGATTTTTATGGGTGTTATCACACTTCTACTCGGAGCGGTCAATCTCTTTGGCGGTGTTGTGATTCGCAGCGTCCTGAAGAAGTTGGAAGACAACGAAGCCCGGGACGCTGGTATCCAGCGCGAGCACGCTGCGTTTCGCGAGATGGTGGCGCGCGAATACGTCCGTCGCTCCGAGAACCAGGCAATGCGCGATGAGTTTCGAGACGGTCTGCGCAGCATTGACCAGAAGCTGACCGACATCAACAACAAACTGGACAAAAAACAGGACAAGCAATGAGCGACATCAAGGCGGAAGACAGCCCCGAAATGAAGCTGCTGAGGAAGATCGACGCGGGGGTCAGCGAGCTGAAGGAACGGGTCGCCAATGGCGAGAAGCGTGCGATCAAGTATGGCGCTGCGGCTGGTGCTGGAGCCGGAGCAATGGCGGGCGGCATAGTCGCGATGGGTATCTCGTTCGCTCGCGCGAAGCTGGGCCTGTAACGCACATGGCCTACCCGAAGGAAGTTCGCGACAAGGTGCGTCGAGCGTTCGTGTTCGACCGTCTGTCGCTCGAAGTCGCCGCCATGAAGAGCGGCGTCAACTATTCCACGGCGCGGCGATGGAAGGATGACGCACGTGCTGCCGGTGACGATTGGGATAAAGCCCAGGCCGCGCAGTTGATGGCTGGTGGCGGGATCGAAGGTGCGGCCCGACAAATGCTCGCCGGCATGATCACGCAGTATCAAGCGACGATGGATCAGCTCGACGCCGATACCGTAATGAAACCGGCCGATAAGGTCGCCATGCTGGCCAGTCTCGCCGACGCGTACAACAAGACGATCAACGCGTCCAAGCGTGTGCTTCCGGAGACGAATGAACTCGCGGTCGCTATGGGCGTCGTGCAGCGACTTGCCGCGTTCGTGAAAGAGCGCTACCCGAGTCACGTGGAAGCGTTCGCGGAGATTCTCGTGCCGTTCGGTGAAGAACTGAGCGTCGCCTACGGATAGGAGTTTCCATGATCATCAAACTGGATCGCTACCGCGCGGTGAATACGGACCATATCGTCTCGGCCAAGATCGATACGTATGGCGACACCTACCTCGACGTCGCGCTGATGACGGGCGAAAAGATTCGAGTCGGACATACACCCCATTGCTACGATGGCGTTGACGTCTACAAGCTGTTCGATCGCATCACGGCTGCGCAGGAATGACATGGCGCAGAAGTTCACCGAGAAGGATTTCAATAAGGAAATCGCGGAGCTGGCGTCCGAGCTGCGGCGCGACATCGAGGCCCACGCAACGGGCCTCGATCCGTCGCCGGCCGCGCGCCTGGAACGCCGCCGACGTGTGCTGGTCGACGGCGATTACCAGTTCTTCGCGTACACGTACTTCCCGCATCACATTCGCGGGACGCCGTCGCTGTTCCAGGCGCACTTCTGCGGGCGGTTCCCGAAGCTGCTGCGCCGGGCCGGCGGCACGCGTGAATGGTGGGTCGCGCCGCGCGGCGAGGCGAAGTCGTCGATGTGTACGAAGATCGGCCCGGTTTATGTCATCGTTCAAGGGCTGTTGCAGCGCGAGGACATCCGGCGCGAGGTCGGATGGACGGACGCGCTCCCGGAGTTCCTCGACTACATCATCCTGCTTGGTGCCGAAACGTCGCTGCCTACCAAGCTGCTCGAAGTGGTTAAAACGGAGCTGACCGCTAACGCGGCGCTTCAACTCGACTTCCCCGAGGTGTGCGGCAAGGGGCCGACGTGGAAGGTCGGCGAATTCGTCACGAAGAACGGCGTCAAGGTCGAACCGTTCGGTGCCGAGCAGGCGATTCGCGGCACGTTCCACGGAGCGAGCCGCCCAAAGGTGCTGATGGGCGATGACCTGATCACCGATGCCGAGGCGAAGAGTCCAACCGAACGCCAGAATCGCTGGACGTGGTTGGAAAAGGCCATCGACTACCTCGGCCCACCGGACGGCAGTGTGAAGTACATCGGCGTCGGCACGGTGCTGGACAAGGATGATCCGATCTCGCGCGCGAAGCGCACTATCGGTCACATCGTCCATCACTTCCGCGCGATCGCGCAGATGCCGACGAACATGGATCTGTGGCAGCGGTGCGAAGAGCTGATGCTCAACAACGACAAGCCGGCTATCGAAGCCGCCGCCCAGCGCGGCGAGACGATCGCCGACGCAGACCTGCCGTCGTATCAGTTCTACGTGGAACACCGCGCCGAAATGGATGCCGGCGCCGTCACGTCCTGGCCGTCGGTGCGCACTCTGTTCTATCTGATGCGCCAGCGTGCGAAATCGCCGCGTGCGTTCGCGACCGAGATGCAGGGTGATCCGCGCACCGAAGAAGACAAGGTGTTCGGCCACAT